CCTCGCTCCTCTAATCGGAAGTTAAGCCAAAACCGACTCAAATCTTGCTCTAAAGTAGAATACTACAACTGAAACATATGATTGACACACACACAAGACGCCCTTATGGGGCGTCTTTCTTTTGAACAATGACCAACTCCGCCTTCATTGTCAATAATAGTCCGGCCGTAACCCGACATCCAGCAACGCGGGATTACAACATACTGCACGGCACTGACGATTCCCTGCCCTTCTTATACATACAAAAGGCTCCGACACACATTAATGCCGGAGCCTTCTCGTATTGAGAATGATTCACTTAGAACACATAAGTAACACCAAGACTCATATTGCCCGTATTGAAACTCATACCGGCAAACTCATAATCATGGCAACGCTTATAGCCGAGGAAGCCGAGAGCCGCCGAGAAAACGACATGGTCATTGATAGCATACTTCACACCTGGCTTCAGACCGATACCCCAGAGAGTGCCGTTGATAATCTCTTCGCCCGATACGTCCTCGTCAAAAAACTTACCGGTCTGGAACTGTCCTGCAAGATCCACATAGAATCCAACCTTGCCAATATTGACAAATGTATAACGTACAAACGGGTTAAACTTTAATGATGCGCCATGGATTGATGCACCGTCGCCATCTTTCTGATGAGCGTAAGCCAAACCGAACTGGGCTGCGATATCCCACCGGCCAACATTGTAACCAACTTCAGGAAGAACCGATACGCTGATATTCTTAAAATCGCCATGCTTATTCTGGTTGGCGCTTAACTGACCGTCAACCCACCATGACTGAGCGCTTGCTGAAAGCGACATAACCACTGCTGCGAGTGCAATAAGTAGCTTCTTCATAATAGATACATTTAGAATTTTGGAGTAAAAGAGTTGTTATTACAGGATAAACATTCGGTTAATCATGCAGCATACATGATTTATTGTTATTACACTCTACGTCGTTATTTGTTCATCTATTAACATTTAGCCTCTACACATCATGAATTCCATCAATAAATTTACAAAAAAAATCGGCCTGTCTATTGCAGAATTTAAAAAAAACATCTACCTTTGCACCATCATTCGGAAAAGCAATAAAAAGCAACACCGGATATACACAAATCATCTTTGGAGAGATGGCAGAGTGGTCGATTGCGGCGGTCTTGAAAACCGTTGAGGGTCACACCTCCGGGGGTTCGAATCCCTCTCTCTCCGCAGTTTCACGCAAGTGAAAAGCAATGCAAGAAGCACCTAATCAATCGGTTAGGTGCTTTTCTTTTGTCTTTATATTTTCGCATAACCACGGATTTGACCACGATTTCACCCATTTTTAACACAAATCGCCCGACAAAATGCCGGGCGATGTCATTGTTCCCCTTGCGGGGCTTTCGCAACAATGATGTTGCAAAGATAGCGATTTTTTCAGAATATGCGGCGCAACCCTGATAAAATTCTTTTGAGCCAATCAAGAATCGGCACACGTTTCAGGTAAAGAAGCATCACAACGCCGATGGCAAGAATATAAAAGATGTATCGCCACCGTTGGGGGTCGGGCGCGGGCGCGGACTTGGTGTTGCTTTGTGCGTTGTCTTGAATTGCACTTGCATTGCATTTGGATTCCTTTTGTTCTTTGGAATCCTTGCTTTCTCCTTTCTGCTCGACATCTGATTCAATCACCGTTTGTCGGATTGATTTAATATTGCCGTTGATGTTACCGATGCCGGGCAAGCTGACCGATGCCGCCGGGGGTGTCGGCTTGCTTTCGGTCTTGGTCTTGCCGTGGTTGCCGTGGGATGATTCCTTTTCAGAATCAACCACCGGGTCGGGTGTGGTCGTATCAAAGACAATTTCGGTGATTGTAACCTTGCCGTGTTCCGTCCGTGTCGTATCAACAACCGTCACCGTCTTTTCGACGGCTTCTTCTTGGGTGCTTGTATTCTCCACCCTTTCTTCAATGGTGGATTGCTCCAACTTGCGAGTTGTCGCGCATGATGTCAGGGCAAGAACAAGCATCAGTCCCAACAATGTGATAACGTGTTTCATCCTTTATAACTCTTTGATGGCGGCAAGGCGATTCAACCAACCCTTGATGAAGCGTTTCTTTGTGTACTTCATTAGTTCGGCATTGGTCGCCTTGCGATTGATTTTCTTTTCATAACTTGCGATTGATTGATTGGTGATGTCGCGCAAGAACGTTTCGCGGGCTTGATAGATTCTATCAAACAACACATCAGGGTCGGCGGCATTCACCGCCGCAAGTGTCTTTGCTCCGACAATGCCATCAACGGCGACACCCAAAAGACGTTGGGGAATCTTGATACCGTTTGCGCCTGACGCCCAAACCCAATCAACAAGGATATTCGCAATCTTCTGTGATTGGATTTGGTTAGCTTTCCACCTATCCCAATAGTGCGGCTTCAACACACGGTCGCGCACGTCTTTATTGGAAATCAATTTCAGGTCTTGAACATCAATGTCACCGTCGCCGTCCTTGTCATATCCGACTGACCGCCACGTTGCGATTGTCACGCCCTTGTTGGTCGCACCACCTGAATCGGCGGGGTCATTGACAAATCCACCCTCATATTTGAGGATGAAAGGCAATAGAATGTCAACATTTGCCATGATTAGTGATATTATGGTTATTACTCAACACCGGGGTTTGTGGTGTTCTTCTGCTCTCTTTCGGGGTGTTTCAGTTCGTGCAAGTCAATGTCAAAATGCCTTTCCGTCTTATCAACCATGATGCGTTGCGCGACTTCCGCCCAACGTGCATCATTGCAAGATGATTCGTTTTCAAGCATTGACCATATTTGCCAAAAACAAACCGTTCCGGCAACAATGTTGGGCAACAACATTGTCATATCCGGGAAAATGATTGTGTCTATCATATAGGCAAGCACGGTCACGGCATAGACTTTCACAAGGGTTATAAACACACGCCCCGCATAATGACTTTTGAATTTGCCATCATTTGCACCGGGGAATTTCTTCTTCACACGTCGGGAAAGCGACCATGCCGTGTAACAATCAAGCAACACGGCGAGGGTGCAAACGATGATGAACGGAAAAGTCGGGCGCAAGAATCCTATAATTGCACCGACCGTTCCCATCAGGTACTTACCGACCCATGAAAGAAAAGGATGGATTTCGTTTGTCATATTAGGTGAAGTTGAAACACTTGCCTACCTTGACAATGGTTGTGTCAATCGGATAGAGTTCAAGCGGGGTTTCGCCTTTGGCGATACGTTCCACATTGATGCCCGAAATCTTTTCTTCGGCTGCTTGGACACCCTCAATAAGAATGTCCGACCCGGTGAAGCAACATCGCCTTTCGCCGTCGGGTGTGCCGTCCGACTTCTTCACATAGAAGTCACCGTGCGCATCCGGCGTTTCATTGAACGTCGCAAGAACGACTTGCATTTGCAACCTTAACCCGGAATTGTTCTTGCCCGTGAACTTTGATTTTGAAATTTTGGTTTTCTCAATCAAGATTCGCTTGCCAAACAATTCTTCAATTTCGATTCCCTTTCCGATTATTGCCCCGGATTCAATTCCGAGGTCGCCAAACCTTGCCATTGTTAGTAAGTGTTATGTTAGTATTATGATTTGAGCGATTCAACCAACACCGCGTCAATTTCTTCGGTGAGGGTCAAAAAGTCCTTGTATTTCTGAACGGCGGATTCATCAACCTTAATTCCCATAAGGTGTTTGTTATAGGAATTTACAAGGTCAAATTCGGCGGTTTCATCCACGATGGAACGGATGATTGCCTTTTTCAAATTTGCTTTTGTCGGTTCGGCAAAAGTCCTGACCTCAAAGCACGACCACCCGGTTTGTACGGGTTCGGCGTTTTCAGATTGAACCGCGATGTCACCATTGCCGCCCATTTCCGGGGCGACATTCAGGCGCACAACGCAAGAACCGTCGTTGTCCTTTTCAAGAACTTTGGGTTGCCCGTGCGTCATGTCGTAATGCGCATTTGGGGCGATTGAAAGTAATTTCATACGGCATTGTTGTTTTTAATTTATTGAAAAGATTTATTGAATTGCAGTATTTACACCATCCCCACCAACTGCAAATTTGTTGGCGATAGGCTTCTTTGGGCAACGGCTTCTTGCGTTTGTTCAAGTGCGCCACCCGGCGGCACAACCGTTGCTTGATAGATTTGCGC